CTCCTTTTCAGGAGTTCCCACACAGACATCATTACGACTTCTAAAGTATGTAACTTTAGAGTCCCTATGACGCTGTTTAAAGCCAGGCCGAAGCACCAGCTTCCGTCATGTTTTATTTTACCAAAAGAGTCAAATGATTATGCACGCGGGGTGTATAGGAATCTTCCGGAGCCCTCCAAAGAGCTCCGAAAGATTGCAAATATCACCTGGCGTTCCATAACTTGTACTCTTGAGATTCTGTTACCTGGAATTACCATCGGGATTCCCCTTAAGGTTGAAACCATAAGGGGTATCCGTCAACTCTGGACTTGGGTGTCCCGATGTTTTATTCTCAACGGTCAGTACTGGACACTCAAAAGGTTGAAGAACCTTTGTGAGTGGGCCCAGTACTATGCTGTTGAGAACACATCGGGAACACCTAAGCCAGAGGTGTTGAGTGGTATTCTAGGAGGCCAGAGGGATGGATGGGTTACCTTCCCCTGGGCTCGTGGGGAGCTCTCTAAAGTCAGACCGACTTTAGGGCCCCACAAGTCCGGGCGTTGGAAGGTTAGTATCCAGCAAACCCTTTGGCAATTTTACAATCTCAAGAGGAGTCTACCGGAGGGCGATGCTCGCGTAACACAGGAGTCCCTTGAGGGTCATCGTAGGTTGGTTTCCCAACCTGTGATTCTCCCTGAAGGGCTTACTTCTGTGGCACGCAAGTGGGCCCGCCGGTGGGCGGAACGATATAGTAACGGAAAGAACCTTGAGGATTACCTAAAGCACATCCACGCTCCGATTTCCACATCAACCTCTCGAGATTACTCTCGAAAGAATGGTGGGAAGCCGAAGGAGTGGGAAGGGCTTTGGGTTCACTACAAGGAGTATCCCGTTATTATTCCGTGCGCAAATGCAACCGATCTTTGGGGGGTCCCAGTGGGACCCCTAGAGATCGAAACTGGTTTGGAGCTAACAGAGGAGAAAACAAAGTACCCTCTGGCATGTACCCTTCAGGAGTGTTACTCCCGATTGGGTACGCCAGAGAGCGCGAAGAATCACCTCTATAAGCTCATCACTTTCAAAGAACTCTTGAAGAATGGTCTGATGAGCTCTGAACACGACCCGATGGATTTTCATCCTCCGGGGAAGGCACCAAGTAACCCCTTTGTGGTTGGCCACAAAGGAGAAACTTGGTGCCGTGTTGAGAGCATTCCAGAACAGGGTTACAAGTCGCGAACCTTGAGCTGTGGGACAGGGTCCCATACCTCAGGGTTGCATTACTTGCGAACCTTTCTTCAAGAGATCCTAAAAGCGGATCCAGAATGCGGTAGTATACGGGGACACGGACTACAATCCTTCAAGAAGAAGATCAAGACGCTCCAAAGGAAGGTACCTGAGCATAAGCGAACTCACTGGAGATTTCTCTCCATTGATTTAACTTCTGCAACGGATACCTTCTCAACGGAGCTCTGTGAAGCCCTTCTTGAAGGAGTAATCAGTCACTTCGAAGAGGGCACTCCAGAGTTTAATACTCTAAGTGCTCTAATCGGAGCAGTATTCCCACGTACAACTGCATGCTATCCTGATGCGTCAGGACTAGAAGACGTAGTTATGCAGAGATCAATCCCTATGGGAAACCCTGCGAGCTGGCCGATTCTGAACCTCTACTTACGCTTTGCGTGGGAAATCTCCAAGGTTGGAAACCTTGAAGAAGATCACGCAAAGGTGATAGAGGTCTTCGAATCAACCAGAGCTCGCTGGGTCCCAAAAAGGGATCTCTGCTTAGAACGTTGTGGCGACGACCAAGTCAACTGGGGATCTCCTTACATCTTCCGGAGGTTCGAAAAGAACCTCCAGAGTATGGGAGCCCAGATATCTAAAGGTACACATTTAGAGAGTACTCACTCGTGCGTATTCACAGAGAACCTAATGAGGTTAACCTCAAAAGGACTCATCTCTGTGAACGGCATTAAAGTGAAATCTCTAAATAGACCTACCTCTAGATTACCTGGGCAAAAGGAGAATCCAGCTGACTGGTCAACCGGGTCTTCAGCCAAGTCCGCTATGGTTTATGCAAGCCAAACCGCAAGGGAAAACCTTGCAGTTTGGATGGCATGGAACCATAGGGACTGGATACAGAAGACCCGGAACGCCGGCATCAGCACCTATCTCCCAAAGGAGCTTGGAGGCCTCGGGTTCCCGATGCCTCCTAAGGCTAGTCAAAAAGACAGCCTTAGGAGACTAAAGGGATCCCACAAGAGGGCCCTCCAAATGCTCCTTTCGGATAGAGGCGCTGAAAGCACATTAGCTTTCAAGAGTTTAGGAGCAACTTGGAATTACTGCTCTTACATATTCCCTGGGGAAGATCCCCAGGATGTCTGTGAGAGATTCATTCAAGATGTTCCAACAAAGACTCTAGAGTCACTTACGCGAGAGATTGGGGAAGACGAGAGGTGGATACCAAAGTTTCCTGAGGGATTTAGAATCCCCGGGTACCTTAAATACCTACCTCATGAGCACCCCAATCTACCGTTATACGTAACTCTAGATTCTGCTCTTGATAGCGTGCGTGCCGCTTCTAGCACTAACTTGATCGGAATGAAACCTCTCAGGAAGTTTAAATCCCAAGGGTCAAATCTTAAGAAGGTATCAAAATACCTTCAGAAGACAACCCTTGGGATTGCAAGTAAACTCCCGAGAGATCACCATTACCGACCAATTCACCAGTATTCATTCGAGGAGATTTTGAACGGTCTCAAGTGGGGAGCTCAACATAGGTTAGTTAAGGTCGAAGACCTTGACGACTACATTGAGCGTATCCACGGAAAGACCCCCTTTCTCTCCTCAAAGAATAAAAACTCTTTTGGTTCATCTGAGGTACCCACCTCAGAAGATTAGACGAGGATCAACACTTCACAGTGTTGGTTCTGCCTGGACGGGGGAAACCCCGGAACAAGCGTCAAGAGTAGGGACTCTTGCCTCTTTAGAGATTACTCTCTATCAGGACCCCAGGGGAATCTATGATTCCCC